AAAAAAAAAAAAAAAAAAAATAATATATAACTACTTTTTCGCTTCTACATCGTTTTCTGTACCTACTTTTTCCCCTTTCCCGCCTGTGTTGGGTTTGACACAGTTCAAACGTTAGTCGGCACCAAAGCATAGCAAACAAAAGACTTAGTGCCAAACACTTTTCACCCAAAAGTCCTATGCAGCGGCAGTTATCTATAAAAACTGCGAAGCTATCACAGTTTGAAGTCTGTGATAGCTTTTAGTTGTTTTGCGATTTGGAGTTTGTCTTGCAGAGTTTGCACGTTCCGATTTTGCATGAGCGTAGCGGGTTCATAACACAACGTCATGCGTTTTGCGAGTGCGCTGTAATCTGCATCGCGCAAGCGACCTTGTTTAACTTGCCGAGAGTACCAGCGTTCTGCGCGACTGTAGGCTGTTGATTTAGCCATTGTTCCTCCAGCTATGCCAATAGAATCCTGTCCAATACGTGTGACAATTTAAACTAAATGGAGAAGCATATAGATTAAATCTTGCACGTATATCCTCAGAACGCAAAATTGCTAAACGTTCTTTGTAGGAATATGCTTGCATGTTCATTTTGTTTTTATCCTTTCGTTGTAACACTCTCCCGCTTCGCGTTACAAACTGCTTTGTTGCTATGCGGCTTTAACCACGTTCGCCGGTGCGTTAACAAGCGCTTGGCCGAAAATCTGTTTTGTAGCTTCCGCGAGCGTGTAACCAAACTTCTTTTGTAGTTCCACAACCATGTTCCATTTCTTCTGTTCAATCCTACCAGAAATGGCCTTGCTTTCCTGCTCAAATTTGTCTGCAACGTAGTTGCGAAACCACGTATCGAATTCTTTTTGTACAGCGATTTGACCGCGTACGGCGATCTGGTCGCGCATCTGATACGCGAATACCAGTTCGGCATCGCTCTTGAATTTGTGGGACAATTCTACTTGGATGATAACTTTCTCTGTTGACATAACACTCTCCGTGAAGCTAGTTGCTTCACGCGGTAGCAATTCCGCGTGTACTATCGTCTTATATACAATATTGGGAAATCCCAGAGGTACAACGTGTTACTCCATTATATTGTAAAAGCGTAGTGACTAAATGCACTGTGAAAGCCTATCACACTACTTGTGTGCGCTTATCTTTCAACAGAGGTATGTGCTACCCCGTGAAACAGGAGAGTGCTACAAACAAAGGATAAAAAGACCTCACGGAATTATAGAATCTGCGCATCTTCGCCTGTAATCACGCATCACTAGAATAGAATCTTGCCTTCACGGCAATAAACTAAGCTGCTAGAATCCGCGTGTACGTAGCTCGCGCACGTCAAACCAAGAGGATTTTTTAAATTGTCAAAGAACAGAGCGCATATAGAAATTGCGCTACAACGACCATACCAGATGAGATGCCGTTCCGACCTTAAGAATAGTAAAGAAGTGTTAAGAATTGTAATCTATCGCACTACGACTATATCGCTTGCGATGTAGAATTCTACATACACAATATCTAGTACTAGCGAATAGCTCACGAAATATAACATATCGTCTTGCGATACATCGCCGCAATCCGTATAAACACTGGCGATTCTACGTTATATCGTGTTACGATATAGTTGTATCGTAACACGATATGTCAATATTCGTTATACATTCGCCACAATATGTAGTGGTACGGGGGTAAAAACCACAAGATGTTGTGGGGGGTAGGGGGGATCAAGAAACTAAATTTTTTCCAATTTTTTGATTTAAGATAGGTACTTCTTTTTAAGTAGTAGGCAAAGCGTAGAGGTAGGTAAAAGGGGAGGAGTGTATGTTAAAGTGTATATACATACCTTCTTTGTAGGACTTGGTGCGGCGGCTAGGTGCGCCAAGCGAGTGCCCTAGGCCGGGGGCCGCACCCAGGCAGGTATCTACAAAGCGTTGATTGTTAAGGAGTTATTTTACCTCTTGACACAGCCTGCGGCAACACAGAAACCTCTTGACTTGCATCCTTATATATAGTACACTTTTGACAATCGGAAGGCTCCACAAGAGGAAAGTTGACTGCCAAAAACGAGGTGCGTACAACAATGGATAACAACAAAGAGAACGTAGAAACACAACAACCTAAAAGGGACGAGACTTCTGCTTCTACTGTGAAGACTCCTTTGGTGGACGCGCTTCGTTCTTACTTTCAAAGGACAAATGAAATTCCTGAAACAATGTATGAATGGGGAGTTGGAATAGGGATCGTCTAAATGGATAGAAGAAATTTTTTAAAAGGTTTAGGCGCGCTGGTTGGAGGAATAGCTATAAACGAAGCTATTCCGTTTAATCGTGTTTGGAGTTTTCCTAAAGAAATAAAGATTAATAAGTTTCCTGGAAAATTTGAAGATTTACTGAAACCGGGTTTACAGGAATTTTTTGTTAATAATTATTTTACCTCTAGCTCAGCTTGGTATATACAGCCAAAGTATATTGTAATTCCTCCTCAGCTCAAATCTGTTGTAGAAAGTATTTTGAATGGCTAACCTAAAAACAACTCTCCGAATGAAGAAAGCTGCTTCGCTTTTAGCGTTGGGCATGAAGGATCAGGATATAGCGGATCATATTGGTCTGACCCATGCCGGTTATATCACGATGAAGCAGACAACGGAGTTCAAAGTTATTGCGCAACAGATTGCTACAGGAGTTACTAGTGATTATCAGCAAGTTCTTTCTGAAGATTTGAATAATATAAAAGAAGAAATTGCGGATATGGTGCCAGATGCTATACAAGCACTTGCAGATAGTGTGCGGCAGAAAGTAGATCCCAAACTCCGTATGGCGGCTGCCGAAACAATCTTAGATAGGCACGGCTTATTCGTTAAAGCAATACGCAACCAAACTACTGCCGAAACTGACGTAGCGAGTTTTATTTCTGCGAAAGATGATGATGTAGCGGCGAACTTGGCTGCGGCACAAACGCCGACACAGAGTATAAATTAAAGAAAAATTATTTAATGGTTCCCCTACAAACCATTTTTGAGGAACAAGAAGAACAGCAAGCTCTTGCACAAGATGTTACCTTTGAGCAGTGGAGAGTTATTGACCCTAAAAAGCTCGCAAGCGATAAAGAAAAAAGAATAGCTTACCGTCTCAATTCTTTAGGTTCCTTCTACTTCTTTTCCAAAGTAACTCTGCACCACAATCGTTTTGTAGATCACTTTCACAAACCCCTCGCAGAATCTATAGAAGCTTTTCACTTACAAAAAGTTATAGAAGTGCCGCGCGATCACTTCAAGACAACTCTCTTTTCAGAGAGTGCGCCGATGTGGTGGGCGTTGCCGTTTACAGAAGTAGACGAACAATACATGCGCTCACTCGGATACAGTGACAACTTCACTCGTTGGATGCGGCGAGCACATGATCGTGATACAAACACACTTGTTGTAAGTGAAACTATCGACAATGCTGTTAAGATCGGAATCCGAATTAACAACCATTATACTAACAATTCCTTGTTCCGAAACCTATTCCCGGAAATATTGCCTGATGAGCAGTGTAAGTGGACGGAAAAGTCTATGGCTCACAAGCGCACGCGTGATAGTGTTAACGGTGAAGGGACATTTGATTTCTTGGGAGTTGGAGGAGCATTACAATCTCGTCATTACAAGAGGATGATTGAGGATGATTTGGTAGGACGTAAAGCCTTAAAAGGTGATACTGTAATGAATGATACTATTGAGTATCACAAATTACTTGTAGGAGCTTTTGACTCTTCAGGAGACGACAAGCTTGTAGGAAACGATGAGATTGTAGTAGGTAATAGGTGGAGTGAGAAAGATTTAAACCAATGGATGCGCGAAAATGAAGATCACTTCGAGATAATTAATCACTCCGCGCTTGGCGGTTGCTGTCCACAACATCCTTTAGGTAAAATACTTTTTCCAGAAGAATTTACAGTAGAGAAACTTGAAAAATGGAAAAAGCGTTTAGGTGCTTATCTTTTCTCTTGTCAATTTCTAAATGATCCTGTAGCTCCTGGGGCTACTAGATGGAATGAAAATCAGTTAAATTATTATGAGTACGGTCTTGGTGAAGAAAAGTTTGATAATTCAGGCAACAAATATCGTCCTGTCAAACTTGTTCACGAGATAAAGAACGGCAAAGTAATAAAAGACATTTGGCCACGCGATTTAATTATTAGCATGGTAGTTGATCCTAACCATGCTGGCGCCGATGGCGTTTGCAGACATGCAATAACAGTTACAGGTTTATATAAACCTCTTGGCCGTTTGTATCTTTTAGATTGTTTTGCTGAAAGCGTAGGTTATAGGGAACTTGTTAACAAGATTTTTGAATGGCAGCAAAAGTGGAACCTGCGTAAAATTTGGCTAGAGACTGTCGCCGCTCAGAAGTATTTGAAGTTTCATCTTGATGAAAAGATGTTAACTTTACCTTTTGATAAAAGGTTTAAAGTAGAGCCTCTTAAAACGGATAGAAGTGAAAATGGAAAAGCTACAAGAATTGAATCAATGGATCCTTTTTACGAGAACAACCAATTCTTCTGCTCACGGCATGATACAAAGTTCGTTGAAGAATTCCGTAAGTATCCTGTCGGCAAAACTGTGGACATACTCGACACCTTGGGTTACGCTCCACAGACATGGGAGAATGTGGCTAATGCTGCTGACGTGAAAAGTTTCATTACTAAGCAGAATGCGGCAAATCCTTTCGCCCAACAACTTCAGAGTCAACAAGGTAGAAGTGAATTAACTGGTTATTAAAGGAGCTAAAAAGAATGAGTAAGCTTTATAAATCGTTTGTAGTATTTGTACTTCTGTTAGGTATGTCAGGCTGGCAAGGATGTAGACATGTTAACTCGTCTAATCCTAAAGTAATTGTGGCTGTAAGAGCTAATGATGCGGCAAATTTGTGTAAATCTATATCTGACGGACTTGTTGCGGCAGATAAAACTTTGGATGGCATACAGTCACAAGAACCTGATTACTACGCGCAGGTTAAACCTTGGCTTGTAAAAATTGCAACACTTAACGATGTTGCCGCAAAGCAGGTACTTGCTTATGAGAAGGGTGACACTTCTTCTAATTGGCAAGGAACAATGCAGCAAATTTCTACAGTGTCAACACAACTTGATCCTACAGTTTTTGGATTCAAGAATCCTGATACACAAACAAAAGTAAAAGAAGGTTTTACTTTGCTACAAGCAAGTATCGCTTCTGTTATTCAACTTTTTGGATCAACAAAGTAAAAGGAGTTTTTATGGGATCGCTTTTAACTTCATTGTTACCGTTAATAGTGCAATATGGGCCAGGTTTGGTTAAAGATATTGTGGATTTGATTCATGGTAATCCACAACAGCAAGGTGAAACAGACGATGCGTACATAGCACGTTTAAACGCAATGACTGAAAGTACGCTCCAGAAAGTTTTGGATCAGGACAAGACAGTAGAACAAGGTTAATTTTGGCGAACGGCGAGGCTATATGTTAGGTGCAGTTGTTCTAATTCCAGATAATACGGTTTCTCTAGCCGGGGTCTTCCGTACTGGGCGTGAAGCAACTTACAAACTAGCTATAGCTTTGCCGTTCCCTTCACGCTAAATAACGACCCCGGCGGTTTTGGAACTGGAAGGGGCCGATTTTAAGGAGAATAGGTAATGAGCGTAGATACAGTAAAACTTTTCCGACCACAAGCAGGTGATATTGTTATTGTGGATTTTAACAAAGTAAACGTGACACAGGTTGAGAATGCTGTAAAAGATTTAAAAGTACCTGTGATTGCAGTTCACGATATTAACACTATACAAATTTGGGGAATGCGTGAGCAGGTAGATCATTCACAAGCAGTAGCAGAGCTACAACTCAAACTGGATGCGGCAGCGAAAGAGAACAATCGTCTTAATAGAATTATTAAAGATGATATGATTCCCAAACCTCAACCAGTTGCGGCATCGACAACTACAGCGCACAATCAACCGGAACCAAAGGCTGTAGGTAATCTTGTACCTAAGACTGTGCCGGTTATAGGGCTTGAAGCACTTAAAGCCGGAGTAGAATCAAAACCTGTAACAAAAGAAACTACAGGAACTAGTTTGCCTCATCCTACTACTTCAAAGGATGTTCACACTACCTAAATGTACCCCGTAACCCCAACTCCGGTTCGTCTTGGTAAAGATGCTGACAGCGTTTTAGAAACGTATGTCAAAGATAACATTCGCGCTATCAAAGATTCTTTAGCAGTGCTTCACGAATCTAAGATTACGAAGTGGCGTCGTCTTTCTAAAGGACAACCGCTTACGGAAAAGAAAAACTTCCCGTGGCCGAACGCGTCAAACTTGGTAGTACAGATCATAGGAACGTGTACAGATATTCTTAAAGCCGCTATAATGGCTTCCGTGTGGGATGTACTACCAATTTATCATGCCTCACTTGTAGGGGAATGGGAGGAAAAAGAATTAGGAGAGGAACAACGTAGTGCTGTAGAAGAAGCGATGAACTACTTTTCTTCTGAACAAGAAGAATTAGATCTTTACAGAATTGAAAGTTTGTGGTTTGGAGAAGCTATAAACTTTGGAACAAGCTTTGTAAAAGCTCCATTTGAGCATTTGATGGAAGTTCAGATGGTGTCGTTGGATGGTAGTAAAGCTTCTGTTGCGAAAGATGTTGTTAAAAAGCACGGCCCTACACCTGTAAAGCTTCCTTTTGAAGATATGGGATACGATACAAAATCCTCAACTCTTGAAGAGTGTCGTTTTAAGTATCACATAGTCAAACTTTCAAAGTATGATCTTGAAGAGAGAGCTTTTAAAGGTATCTATGATAGGGATGCTGTAAAGAAGATAATGGGGAGTTATGATACTCCTACTACAACTGGCGCACAAGAACAGCGTCAACAAGATCAAGGTATTACAGAAACAGCCGCGCCTTCAAATGCAGAGTATTGGATTTACGAATGTTGGTTCCCCTACTTTCACAACGGCAAACGTTATAGGATGATTTACTCTTATCACTTCAAGAGTAACACTAAAATGCGTGCGATCTATAACTTTTATCCTGATAACGAAGAACCTTTTAGAATGGCGCGTTTGGGATATGATGATGATGGAATCCTTGGATACGGCTACGCAGAAATGCTTGAACACTACCAAGAAGAGATTGCTACAAAACATAATCAGCGTAATGATGCCGGTACTTTACGTAATACAAGTATCGCTCGCGTTAGCAGGGCAAGTAAGTTGGACAGTATTTTTAGCTTGTATCCTGGTGCTATTGTACCTGGTGAACAAAACGAAATTGAAATAATGAATCTCGGCACCCCTACAGAGTCAACTGTACCAGAAGAACAAATGTCTTTACAACTTGCCGAACGTAGAGCAGGTATCGACATGGGTATTCAAGCTTCTGGTGGAGGTACACAGAACCCGCGCAAAGGTGTTTACTCTGCGATGGGTACTTTCTCTGTAATGCAACAGTCCAACAAACGCAGCAACCTCCGTACTACTGACATGCGTTACTCGCACATTTCTTTAGGAAGGCTAGTGCTTAAACTTTATGCTTACTTCGGGCTTGGAGATAAAGGAAGAATCTTTGGAAAGAATGAGAAGTTCTTGGTTAAAGCCTTGGAAGCAGTTAAAAGTGGAAGACTCAATTTTCCTGTTAGAGCATCTACAGCCTCGATTAACAGAGAACTTGAAAAGCAAAACGATATGCTGCTTGTCAACGTGTTACGACAGCATCATATGGGGATCGCTCAATTAATGCAATCGGTAGTAGGAGGACAGGTTCCACCGCCGTTGGCGAAGTATCTAGTTAAAACTATTCGTAGTAGCGACGCTTTAATGCACCAAGTTTTACGTAATTTTGGACACGATGATACGTCGAGACTTTTACCCGACAACGATTTGGTAAAAGCTCTAAACGAATATGAAACTTCTCTTCCAAGCGAAGAGGAAATTGAAAGGAGTAAGAGCTATGGCAGTACAGGATCAGACAGTACAAGAAATGGAAACGCAAGCGAATCAGGGGCCAACAATAACAGCATTCCAGCGATTAATGAAGCACAAACAGCTTCTAATCAGTCTATGCCAACATCCGGGATGGGCGGCATTCCAACAGTATCTAACGGAGCTAGATGAGGCTTACGATATTATGTGTTTGAATGCGCCAAAAACGGTAGGAGTAAGCGAAGCTAAGAATGCTTTGTTGGAACGTAGGTTACAAATAAGGGAACTTCAAAATATGTTTAGGGGTATTGTTAAAACTGCTCCTGAAACGCAAGAGGTGGCATAATGGCTTTTGGAAAAACAACAGAACAAGTTTTACAAGAAGAGTTTCCGGGTAAAACGAAAGAACAAATTAAAGAGATACTTGCAAGTTTTGACAGTGTTAAAGCTAAAGCAGACAAGCTTGATGAAGTTAATGGTAACTTGGCTAATATTACTGGAGAGCTTGCACAGACAAAAACAAAGCTTCAAGAACTTGAAGCAGGAAGAAATCAAAATCAGAACCAGAATCAGAATCAAAATCAACCTGAGTATAATTGGTCTGAAGACGCTGATGATGCCTTTAATAAGCGTTCAATGCCAATTATCGGAAAAACTCTTAAACTTGAAGCAGAAATTGTTTATGATCGTGTAGTACGTAATCTTGAACGCGATGATCCTTACTTTCCCAAACTTCGCAAAGAATTTGACGAAATGCTTTCAAAAGAAACAAATCTTGCAAACAAAGCTAATCAGATGTATGTTGAAAATTGTTACAACGTAGTATTTTCAAGACATCGTAACGAGATTATGCGTGATGTGCGCGCGGGCAGTGGGGAGTTTTTTGTAGAAACGGGTCGTGGTCAAGGTGGAAATACGGTTGTAGGTGGTGGGGATAAGCCTGATCCTACTAAAACTCTTTCAGAAGAAGAAAAACGTGAAGCAGCAAAGTTTGGACTTACACCTGAAAAATGGCTTGAAACACGTAACAAAATTAAATTTGTAGGAGGCACGCTACAGAATATGTAGCCTAGGAATATATGTCAGATCAAAATAAAACTACCGGTTTGCCGCTTCCTACACCTAAACAAGTGATTGATGCGGCAGCGGCACAAGGTATTGAAGCACAACCTACTACTACAAACATGAACACTTCCGCAGGACAAACTTCAATACCTTCGGTAGTGGGTTCACAACCTTCTTCTAACAAAGATCTTGATGCACAGTTTCAAGACCCACAAGTGAATATTGAAAGTGTTCCTTTGGACGAACTTTTTCTTCGTCCAATGACTGAGGATGAGATACTTCGTTCGCCGCATATTGTAGCAAGATCGTTTAACTATAGTGGTGACGAAGTTAAAGTTCTACCAATTAATCATAACTATGTTTTACGTTGGGTACAGTGTGGTGATTACCGCGGAGCCGGTACAAACTGGCTTGCAAAAACAATGGCGCGTGGTTTCGAATATGCTACGGTAAATGATCTACAACTTGAGTATCGTGAAAAATTCAAAGCAGACGCTTTTGGGCATCTTGTTATACCGCCTGATCTAGTGCTAATGAAGTGTATTGCAAGCACTTACTATGGTTATCTTAAAGGTAATATGATGGAAGCGCGAGACAGGATCTCTGATAAAGGTGCTCTTAATCGTGCTCAAAAAGTTGCTGCACAGCAGATGCGCGGAGAAACTCTTCCGGGCGAACTTAATAAAAATGATAAAGACAAATCTGCTGTACCAAACTTTGGAAACAACTTGCAACGTGATAAAGCGGCATTCTACGATCCGTTGGCGGGGAGATAAATATGATTCGTAGACAGTTCATAAAAGCTCTTGGAGCTTTGCCTTTAATTCCATTGGTTGTTAAGGATGAAGAAGTAGGAAAAATAATACAAATTAATCCTAATGCAAAATATATTGTTTTAGTGAAAGCTTCTTCACGATTTGCACATACAGAAAATTTAGAAGAATTTTGTAAATCAGATAATGGCTTACCAATCGGGACACCAGTTTTTGTTGTAGATGATCCTGAAGAAGATATTAAAATTTTAAAGCTTTAGAGCTATGTAAAACTTTGAAGGGAGAACAGTTAAAATGGCAGCAGTTTTAAATGACCATTCGGAAATAAAAGTTGTTTATACTGTAAGTGGCAACTCTCCCCAAACTCGCGGTGATATTACAGAACAAGCTTCGCAGACGTTTCTTAAAGGAACTCCTGTGATGTTGAACTCTGGAAATATTAAAGTTTGGGATGCGGCAGTAACAATTCCTGCTACTGCTACAGCGGGTATTGCAGGCATAGCTCTATCAAACGGTTTGAATCTTGCTTCTTCGGGGCTTGGAGCACCGGGTGGTGGTGGAGTAGGTAACTTGACTGGAGTTAAACCTCCGGGAACTTCACTTACTTTTGGCAAAATACCTTTTCAATCTTCCGCAGTTAACATCATTCCAGGTTCTCCAGTAAGTGATGGAAGAACTTTGTTTGAAGTTGCGAACGCGGATACTGTGTTTGAAGCACAGTTTGATGATGCAGGAGGTACACCTGCTAACGCTGTAACAAACAAAAACATGATCGGCAAACAATTTGGTCTTACGCTTGACGCTACAGGCCATTGGTTTGTAGATTTTGCCAAAGTAACAGTAGGAACAAATACAGTTGTAACTATTGTTGATCTTAACCCGCTCGACGGTGCTATACAAAACGGTCGTGTTTACTTCAAGTTCCTTCTGGGAATTTGCCAACTTGCTCAAGCCTAATAGCTTGTAGTCGATTTTACGCAGCTAAGTCTGCGAGAAATAGGAGAAGCTTTATGACTATGGTGCGGGCAGGTTTCTCGCAGCTTATGGCTGTTGGAGCACATGCCCTTTTTGTAGAATGGTTGGACACTTTCATACGAGATATGGAGTATGATAAAGTGTTTAATATGGAGACAAGCACGAAGCAAATGGAGACAGAAATCCAGTTTGCTGGTTTGCCTCCGATGCCGGAAAAAACTGAGAACGCTCCTACGGAGTACAGAGATGGTATTCAGGGTGGCGCGATCAATTACGTTAACTTGACTTACTCTTTAGGTTGCCGTACTTCGTGGGAACTTCTTGAAGACGATCAATACGGAGTAATTAAACAAGTACCCAAAGCTATTGCACGTAGCGCACAGTACACGCAAGAAGCAGTTCCTTGGAACGTTTTTAATCTTGGTTTTACTTCTTTGACCACAACCGATGGAGTGAGTTTGTTTAACACGAGTCACCCGATGTTGGGTGGGCCGATTTCTACAACGCTTGCACCGGGTCTTACGAACGTTATTGCTAGCGCAGGAACGTATCCCAACAGACCTTCACCTGATGTAGATCTTTCTATTACTGCTTTACAACTGATGAACAATCAGTTTGAAAGAATGCCTGACAGTCAAGGTATTCCTATCGCAGTACGTCCTAGAGAGATTCTAATTCCGCCAGAACTTCGTTTTATTGCTACCGAGCTTTTAGGTTCCCCCGGTAAACCATTTACAGGAGATAACGAAGTTAACTCTTTGTTACCTCTTGATCTCTCTTTTAGGGTGATACACTGGTTTACTTCTCAAAGTGCTTGGTTTGCAGTAGCGGATAAAGCGAATCATCAGTTGAAGTTCTTTTGGCGTTATAAGCCGGATAACGCATATGATGATGATTTTGATACCGGGGCTATGAAAACTAAGTCTACTATGCGTTTTAGTGCCGGTGCTACTACATGGATTGGTTGCTGGGGTTCAAACGGACCCTAGTACAAAATGTTGTAGAAACAAAGCTTCACACTCGTAAGAGTTGTGATAGAGTGGGTGAGGTTTCTTACATAGCTCTTTCCTCACCCACTTTTTAAAAAGGAGTTTCGTATGGCTTTAATACGCGGCTATATGCAAAACAAGTATCACTTTTGTGGTATTTGTGGCGACAGAACTCCTTTAGCACAAATGCGGTATCAACGAGGAATTTTAGTTTGTGTTCGAAAGTGTTTAGATACAGGAGTATTTCCTTCCGTAGGAGATAGAGATAGAGAGATAGCTCGCTTATTAGCCTCTTACACAGACTCCCGCGAACTTCAACCCGACAGAATGCTTACAGATGGTTCTGTGCAACAAGATGAAGATGATGTAAGTTTTAAAATTTAACGCTCCTCAGCCTGCGATCTTAGCGCATCTTAGGGAATACTAAGAAGGAGAAACAAATGCCGCACACAAGTGGAGTTTATCAGCAAGACACACCTTTTACAGATGGAATAGACAACTTTCCCGCAAATGAAATGGCTACTTCTTTTGTTGCTGCTACAGATGCAGTGCTTACACGAAATGCGGCAGGCTCGTGGAGTTGGAATCAGATTGCGTCAAAGACAAATATTTACGCAATTAATTTAAATGGCCTTGGTCAACGTCTTGGCTTTGCACAAGATTTACAAGAACAGTTTGGTGGTAGTATTGGGCCTATTCCAGTAGCAGGAAGACCCCCGTTTACCGGCGCAACGCAACTTGTTCCTCCTACGACTAACAAAGTTCCGAAAGGTGTGCGCATTACGGATTTTGTAATTAACTATATTGTAGGAACTAACCCTCTTACTGCAATGACTTGTCGTTATGATAGAGTTGTGTATGCTGAAGGTGCGGCACCGGTAGTTACAAACATTCTAGCAAGCGCGGCAAACGGTTTACTCTTGACTGTTACTAACGGGCACTCTATAAAAGTAACTGGTTTGCCTGCTCAGACTTTTGAAATTACTGATCTCTCTTCTTTGTGGTTTGAATTTAGTGTACAAACACCTGCGGGCGGTACAGCACAAATTCACAGCGTAACAGTACATTACGCGTACAACTACAACTAAAGGAGAAGCTTTGTGGCAAACGATTTTAGTGCAAATCCGTGGTCTATAGACACTGTTTTTGCTACTCCAATAGCAAAGAATCATATTACAAACAATATGATTTATATTAAATCTATTACTTGGAGTGACATGGCTGCGGCAGGGCAAGTTATAGTTCAAGATAGAAACGGCAAGCTTATACAAGATTCTATCTCCGTAACAGCTAACACTACAGTGATTATGAACAATCCAGGATGGGTGGAGGGTTTACAAGTACCTACTCTTACATCAGGAAAACTTTCAATAGTTGTTAGTAAGTAAGGACGTTTTTTGTGCCTCAAATAGAACTTACATATAAAGGCTTGTGGAAAGGTTTTGATACCAGTCTTCCTGAAACTGATATTGATCCTTCCGCAAGTCCTTTTATGCAAAACATTATTCTTCGTAAAGGAGAACTTCGATCACGATTTGCATTAAGAAATCTTTGTTTAGCCCCTGATGATGGTACAGATGTACTTGGCGCAACAAGTTTTGTGGATTCAAATGGGCTAGTACATACTATAGCTATGACTCAAATAGCTGTATATCAACTTAGTTATGCTTTTAGCACGTTAGGTTTTCAAGGCAATCCTTGGATTTCTTTGGGAAATTTTGGAGTTGGTACAGTAGCATCTACAACACAAAATACTGCTCCTTTTTCTATAGCTAATTTGCAAACAAAAGTATTCTTTTCAAATGGTTCTCCGCAGGTATGGTCTTGGGATGGACAAGCTAATGCGGTTAATCAACAAGGTAATTTAGCCGGAGGACAAACTTGTGGTGCGTTTTATTTAATGGAGCTTGCGGGTAGAATAGTTTTAGCAAATACTACAGAAACTGCTTCAGTTGGTGGAGTAAATGTTCCTTTTGGATTTCCTTTTAGAGTTCGGTGGAGTCCGGTGAATTTGGCATCAAACACTTTTGATCCTTCAGTAAACATAGGTGCCGGTTTTAACGATATGTTTGATTGTCCTGATGCTATAACAGGAGTGCTTCCAATAGGACGAACGGGTTATATTTTTCGTAGTAACGGTATTAGCGAAATGATACCTACTAGTGGACAAGGTTTAGCATTTGATTTTAATCATCTTTGGGCTTCGGATAGAGGTATTGGAAACGCTTTTCCTCAAACACTTGCCGGTTTTGGGCCTATGGGTATTTTTGGAAGTGGTGAAGGTTTCTACAAAATAACTCCTAACAGTTTTGACGATATTGGTAAAGGCGCAACAGATCAGATCATGTCGGATCTCTTTACAAGAACCGGCTCGGCTCAAGCAACAATACTGCCATATTTTGCCCCCTTCTACCCGTATACAGTTTACTGTTTATTTATCCAGCAGGGGAGTGATACAAAAGCTTGGTTTTACGATTTGAAAGAAAGTTCTTGGGCACCGATGCTTTTTAAGAATAAATTGTTTACTTGCAAACCTAAATATCTAATGGTGGCATAGTGGCGATAAATCAGCCCAATTTAGAAGGACAAGTACAAGACCCAAGTGGGCATGTAAGTGATAATACTATAGGTGGTCCAGGATCAGTAAATCTTTTAAATGTTACTACTTCGGGAGGTTTAACAGGACGTAAGGGAGCGGTACTTTTTTTTGGTGATAGCGCATTTAGTTTGAAACCTCTTGTTTGGTTTGCTGATCTTACGAATTTTAACTGTGAAGATGATGTTGAATATCATTTCAGAATTGAAGAAGTTGAAGTTTACAGGCAACCTACAGTAGATAAGATTATCTTTCGATATAGAGATTTTGGGAAAGTAACAGTTACATGTTTTATTTCTGGAAACGTTTTACAAGAATCTGCTATTTCAAAATTTGTAACTGTTGTTTTTGGTGGAAAAGCTGATGGTAAAATTTATACTACAAGTTTTGATTTGACTTGTACTTTTGAAGCTCCACAACTAATTATAACTAGACAAGGTGGAAGTGGCCCAATGGCGCTTACGAAAGTTATGATGGAGCTTGTACATGGAGATGCTAAACCACAATGAAGCCGATTAGACCTATTTACGCCAAGGGAAATAATAATCACGAACGTGTTCAAGATCGTGTACATGAGATTCTTGATGGCAACATTGATTTAGGTTCTATTAATGGATTTACAGGTGGGACAGAATCTCCCGGCAATATAAACGCAAAACATGTTCAAGTTGTTTCAGGTTTAGCAAATGTTGATTTTGCAGTAGTACACAATCTGAACCGTATTCCAACAGGTTTCGCGGTTGTAAACAAAGATCAACAAGCGGATGTATGGCGTGGTTTAACTCCGTGGAATACTAACAGTATCTTTCTAAGATCTAATGCAGCTACAGTAACAATGACACTTTTGATTTACTAGGAGAATTTATGGCGAACGCGACTAATACTTTACAAGCAACAATCATTTCCGCTGATGCTAATGGAGTTATTAGTATTACTCGCGGATTAGGGAATCCTGCTCTTGCGGGAAATGTTGGAATTGAAGCTATTAATCAACAACTTGCTAACGGAGCTAATGTAATGGCTTTGCCGATAGCAGGGTTGATAACAGGATTGCAAAATGTTTATATAAGAAATAACGCTGCCCCCGGAGGAGGTACTGTTACAGTAGCAGTGAATATTAACGGTGCCGGACTTAATACTATAGCTGTTTTACAGCCCGGCGGGGTGTGTATTCCAGTTTGGAATATAGTAGCAGTTGCGGCAAGTCAGATTACGGCTATTACACTTACTGCTAGTGTAGCAAATATCCCTGTAGAATACTTCTTTGGTGGCTAAGGAGCTTTGTGCAAGTACAAGATTACATTCTCGGTGTAAAAAGAAAGCTTGGAAATAGAACAGATATAGACAATGATGTACCTTTGTGGATACGTGATGCCGTGCTTGAGCTTACTATGTCTTACGACTTTTCTGAGCTTCAAACAACAGGGCCGCTTGTACAATTCACACAAGGCGTATGTCGTTATGCTCCAACTTATTTTACAAACAACGGAGAAGTTCCAACAAGAATTACGTCTTGGTTTCGTTTTAACGCAGGAACGCCGACAAGTATTCAGGATACTTCTTTAAATGGAATGATGTTGAAATTTAGAACTTTGCCGGTTGTAGAGCAAATGGCTAAAACAACTGCGCCTCCGTCGAAGTTTTCACGTATCAATAAGAAGACTTTGATAGTAGGCCCAACACCAGATCAAGGTTACTATAGCTTTCAAAACTATCAAATGAGACATCCTTTTCCTAAAGCTACAAAAGATAACGATGCTTATCTTGGAAGTCTTTTAGGAGAAGAGATTTTAATGCCGGATGATTGGAAGATTATTGTGGAATTTTGGGCTGCACGCTTAGGCGCGTTAGAGAAGCGTATGTTGGATGTTGCACAAAACTATCACGAAGTTCTTTTTGGCGATCCGAATTTTCAAAAGACTTCAGATCTTTCAAAAGGTACTCCCGGCCTTATCTTTCACCGCGTCTCACAATACGAACGTGATGCAGCACAAAACGAACGTGCTTTACAACCTGTAGTTGTTAATAGTTGTTCTCATTAGAGAGTAGGTAGAAGATGTCTACTTCAGCGATACCAATGCCCGGTGGTTCAAATCAACCTAATATATGGGCTGATTTTGCTAAAGGTTTTAACTTTGGAAACGGCGGGATGTTTAACGGTTTCAACCAAAGTGCTATACCTGCTAGTAGTATGCCTACTTCCAGTGGGATGGGAAATATGGTACCGGGAATGCCTTCGGCACCTTCAGGTGGAGGATTTCCTGCTAACGGTACAAACACTTTTGGTGGAAATTTTTTTAGTGGTGGAGGTACTAGTAGTATTCCCGGTGGAGGTTTTCCGGGATTTCCGCAAGTACAAGGAAGTGTTTTTAAAGATTTGTACGGACATGGTGTAGGAGATGCGTTACAACAATTTCTCAATAGTGGAGCTGGTTTCAATCAAAATGTTGTAAACGCTGAAATGAATGCGGCAATGCCGTTAGAGGCTCGTGGTATAGAAAATATAATGAACGCTATGGGCGGACATGGTTTGAGTGGAAGTTCTACCGCTGCAATAGGTGTTGGGGACTTTGAAAGTCAATTTAACGCACAACTTGAAAACATGTTCGCGCAGCAATATGAACAGAGTGTTTCACGTTATCTTGATGTTTTGATGGGTACGAAACAAGATGCTAAAGAAAACAACGCACAACAAGGTAATTGGATGTCAATGCTTTCGGGTATAGCACAAGCTGCTATACCATTATTCTTGTAGGAGATTTTTATGGCCCCACCTCCGTTTATACCACAAGAACCTGTACAAGGTCAAAGTTCTACGAATGCTATTCCCGGAGCAGCTACGGATGCTTCTAGAATGGCTATTCAGATTATTCAACAAGCTTCACAAGGGCCACAGAATCCTATACAGAATAGGCCACAGATTATTTTGCCGCAACCTAGGGTGGCACAGCAGATGCCTACAAACTCTCAGCCTACAAATCAAGTCCAAGCTACTACGCGAGCAGGACAACGACGCAATGATATGCAGAGTTTGATTTCTTCCGTAGGTAATGTTGTTAAAGCAGGAGTAAATAAAAAGAATCAAAATACTGAACGTGATATAATGCATGATCTTGCGATTATTCAAGCTGCTGCAAGCAATCCTGATGATCCACAAAACAAGCAGATACTTGATAAAATGTCGCAAGATCCAAAAGTTGTTAAAAGACTTCAAAAAGCTCTGGGTTACAATCCGTTAAGTGGGGAACCGCCTCCTACAGAAGCTAAAGCTATGATGAAATTTCAAGCTTCGCAACAGCCTAGACAACAAGCTATACAGGCGGCTTCGCAGAAAAATTCGATACAAAATAATCCTGCTTTGCAAGGCGGAGGAGGAGGAGCTACACAAGGACAACCTTCTCAGAATGGTCAATCTCAACCGGGAACGGCAATGAATAATTTGCTTTCACGTATGCCAAACACACAACAAATTAACCCTGTTGTAGCTATGCAAGCAGAGTTAATCAAAGCTGGTATTATGCCTAAAAACGACCTTGGGCCGAAGGCTTTGCTCGACTTTGTGCAAGAAGCAATGAAAGATGATACGAAACGTGAGGAGATTAAAGCTCGCGCAAAAGCTACAAACAACCAAGCTCTTATGAGGCTTTACGATACACTTGTAAAAGCTGATGCTATGATGAAGCGCGGTAGAGAGCGTGATGCTTCGCAAGAAAAACAAACTCACGAGAAAGCACAAGCTTATAGATATGGTGCCGACCAACGTTTTGCAGCAGCGGAAAAACATGCTATGGCTTCTGATCCTACATTCAAAAATTTAAAGATAGCTTCTGACGCATACGATAAAGATATACAAAGAACTGAGGAACAACTTTCAACTTTGTTGAAGCAGAAGTCTACAGGTACGCAAGAAAAAGGTGTGAACATTGATGAGGCTATCACGTTAAAAAAACAAGAACTTGATAAGTTCAAATCTCTTAAAGACACAATGACTAACATGATGCGCGACAGACTTAAAGTAGAGCCTGCTTCTGGAGGAGTAGATAATTTGCTTCAACAAGATACTCCTAAAGAAGAAGATATGCAGTTTGGAGATTATGTGTTTCCTTCAGAACAGAAGTAAAACTTTATGACATTTGTTTATCAAGATAAAATTGATAATTGCTTTCAGGCTTGCGTAGCAAGTATTTTAAATTTGCCGCTTGAGGATGTACCACACTTTCAAGAAGGTGTAATAGAAAGTTCAGATCATAGTTGGACACAAGAACGTTGGGATGCAGTTGTTAAGTTTGGAGAGGCCTATTCATATAACGTATTTTGGCTTGATCCTGATCTTCAAAATGATATTTCATTAATTGATAAATTGCATAATTCAGAATTATTCTATCTAGCTACAGGTAAAAGCCCGCTTGGAAAATTTGGACATTGTGTTATATATCATAAGAATAATCTTGTACATGATCCACTTAAGAATGGTAAAGGAATAGAAGGTAAACCGTGGCTGTATATTATATTTGAATCTAAAAATTAAACTTTTGTATGCCTCAAGAAAATCAAATACCGTTAGAAACACCAGAGTTTAACGTTCGTACAGGTGCGCCGACAGGCTCTCCGCAAAAGATTGCGCGCAAGCCTTTAGAAATTTCTGACATTACAACAAAAAAAGGTAAATGGCTTGCTGACAAGCTTTCTAGCTTGTACAATGATCCAAAATACAAAACCGCTTCACCAGAGCAACAAAAGGCTTACAAGAGCTTGGCTTACGATAAATGGGTAGCTCCTTATTTTACGAAAGTGATGAAAACCAACGCACCTTCTAAAGAAGATTGGCTCACTAGAGGAGGTTCACACTTACCTTCTACTTTAGAAAAAACAAGAGCTTTTGGAGAGAATGTAGATAGAGAAATTGGTCTTCACGCAATGAAGGCTACGACAGATATAACGGCAGGTTTGTTACACGATCTTTCCTATGTCGGGCGCGCAATAGATTACATTGCCGGTACGGAAGATTTGAAACCGGGAGAAAAGAGCTTAGAGCAAAACATAGAATCAGTAAGTCAAGGAGTAAAAGATAAAGCTGGTAGCTATTGGGACAACAGACTTCGTGAACAGCACAACGATCAGAAGCCTACATTCAAAAATGATGTACCCGGCAAAATTGCCGAACTCGGTACGCAAGCAGTGTTCTTTGAAGCTACCGGCGCAGGCAAAGCTGTAAAAGTGTTGAATGTTGCTAATCCTAAAACAGCTTCGTTAGCTGTACAGATGGCTAAAGCTTCTTGGAATGGTGCTGTAGACTTTGCCGGTTGGAGTGCTTCGCAGGGAGAAACTCCTTCAGAGATAGGTAAAAGTGCTACGTTAGGTGCCGTAGGCGGAGTAGTTTTAAAAGCTTCTCAACGTAAAGGACTTGATCCTTTGTTTGGAATGTTCAAAGATTTGTTTAAATGGGGTGGAAAAGAAGCTACGCAGCAAGTTGTGAATGAGGCTGTTACGAAAGCTTCTACGAAAATTGAGCCAGTGGCTTCTGCCGAAGGTAGTGCTTTAAGTGAACAAAGTCGTAAAGCTTCTACGATTGCCGCAACTGAGCTTGAAAAGTATTCGCAAGAGAAGTTTAAAAAATCTTTCAAAGAACTCGCGTACATTCAAAGACAGCACGTTTTAAACAAACTTTTAACTTTAAGTTCAGATGCGATTCAAACCGCCTCTTCTGAAGGAATGCCTGAACAACTTGTTCAAGCACAAGCTAAAGAACAAGATGATTTAATGGCGCAGATTTTTCCTGAAGCGGCAGTGTCGCAAAAAAAAGTTGAAGAGTTTGTTAAACAAAGTGGTTTGGAACCTCAAAGTACAAAGTTGCTTGCTACACTGCCTCATCATAATACGACGATAGATTCACCTTGGAAACATTTACAAGCGCGTACGAGCTTTCTAAAATCTCAACTGAGAACGGCAAAAGGCGCAGAGAGAGAAGGTTTACAGAAAGCTTTAAACGAAGAATATGCTTTGATGAAAGAGAAGTCTGCTGTGCCTTCTATAGAAGAACTTCGATGGCGTCAATCTCAATATGATAAATTGAAAGAAATGTCAGAACGTACAGATCTGTTTCGTACTAGTGAGGCTCCTAGAGGTTCAGATCAACGCACATTTCAAATCAGGTTACGGGAACTTGTCAGTGCAGGTATGACCGCTGATGAGATAGTAGAAGGAGTAAAGGCAGGTAAAACACATCAACAAATGATGAACGAAGCTGGCGTTCATCAAGCAAAGCCTTGGGTAAAATCTAATTTAATTTCTAAACCTAAAGGAACCGTAGGTGGCGCAGCCGCAAATGATCCTAGAGTTTTTAAAGATGACTACGTAGTAACACCTAATATTGATCCCTACAATACCGGCTTCGCAGAATGGAGAGCTGATATATTTGCTTCAAGTGTAGCTCAGGCTTCTAAGAATCAAGCTCTAGCTAAGGGACAACAACAAAGCTTTTTAGCTAATGCTATTCAAAATTCTTTCATGGTTGGAAGTAATCTTTCAAGAAAAGCTTTTCTTCAAGAAGGTGTGACAAAACAGCTTATTCATCCTAAATATGGGATGATTGGCGGTATTAACTATGAGACACAACTTGCTCATACTTTAGGAGAAAGAAGCGGGCTTAATCCTAGAGATCCTATGGTTTATATTAACTGGCTTGGTCTAAGACCTAACGTTGTTGCGCGAGCTTGGCCGGTTAAAGGTGCGGGGCAAACACTTTTTCTTAACGCTGCTATGGAAGCGGACAGAATTAATGCAGGAATTGCACTTACACCTTATGATGAATCTAAAAGTTTCTACGAAAAGATGGGAATGCGAGAAGTAGGTTCTTATATGGTGATGTCTAAAGAAGAAGTTAAAAGTCTTTTGAAGAACAAAGGTCTTCTGATGATGTTGCTTGGAGCAGGAGTAACATATGGCATGAGTGATAAAAACTTGACTGAGGGTGATTACAGTGTGAAAGGTTCAAACTAATGGGCGGCCTAGTACAACGTATTGCTCCTGCTGTTGAAGAAGGAACCGGCACAGCTTTAAAAGGTCTTGTAGAAGATTGGTTTACTACAAGTGGCAGGGCTGCGTTGAAGAAACTTGGCCCGCCGGGAGAGTTTCTTGCTTCTCACTTGGATCACTATGAAGCTTACAAAGCTGGCGCATCAAGTCGCAGCAAACAAGCTGTAGAGCAGATACACACTGATCCTGTAAAGCTTCAAACTTTTAAGAATGGCATGGTCTTAAAGCTTCAACAAAGCGGTACACAAGTACAAGCTAGTGTAGCTCATCCACATGTTTATAATCCGGAAATCGGCAAACCAAACTCTTTGTTGCGCAAACAGGCTATAACTGAGATTCGTACAAACACAAACATGACTCAGGCGCAAGCAGAAGATACGGTTAACAAACTTCTTACAGATCAGAACACACGTAACGCTGCTACTAACATGCTTGACCCTGTTTACGCTTTGCAAACTGGACGTTTGCCTGTTAAGGAAGCTTATCAGAAGTGGGGGGATGCTGTTAGTAGTCGTGTGGCACAGAATGTTTTCTTTGGCCCAAATGATAGAAACTTAGCAGCTATTGTACACACTGTAAAAGAGACCAAAGGTCGTGTTAGTGCTGGACGTGTGGCAGACTTTCTCGACATCTTTCTACACAATACTATGCCCGCCGCATACCGTGTAGAAGGTTTAAAACATCAACCCGCTTACAAAGCTGCAAATGAAGCTGAGAAGCTTGTCAACAAGATTAGTTCTTATATTTTTACCAGTCGCATCGCTATACCTCACGCTACGCAGTGGGTGAATACGATTTTGAATAGTGGCTTAAAAGCTTCTCTTGAAGGAGCTTTCTCACTTATCAAAGATCGCAAAAGTGCCGTAGACTTTGTAATTTCAAGTGGGGCACTTGACGAGGAACTTCGTAGAGAGATAGAGATTAACATTCGTGGTGGGGAAAGTGTTTTAAAAAAGTTTATCCATCAGCCAGGGTTCAACTTCGTGCGCAGGCAGGAATTAATTTATAGTGCCGTAACCGGCAGACATGAAGCTTTGGATGCGGCACAAGAATATTTAAGAAGTGGAAGTAAAGATAGTGCTACAGCTCTTTCTAAACTTGGTATTAATCCTAACGATGTTAGATCCGTAGGAGCTTTGACTCCTGAAATGGAACGCACTGCCGCTTATTATGCGGCTAATAGAGATATGTATTTTCGTTCTCCGTTGAATACGCCTTTTAAATGGAGTGGTACGCCAGCGTCTAGAATCCGGACGCAGTACAAACCTTTCGCTTTTAACATGCAACGGATGATTGTAGATACTTTGAAACGTGATTGGGAACGTGGAGCTACAGTTCCAGCCAAAGTATTTAATGTGAGTAAGACACTTGCCGTGCTAGGTACTCTTTTTCCGGTTGCCGGCGAGCTAATAAGTCTTGCTGAGAATCAAGCTTTAGGAAGACAAGATAACCCTACTGAGACAGATACACCTTTTACAAATCACTGGAAACAACAGCATGAATTTGCAGATCAATATATTAATGCGATAGCTCATGTAAGCGCGTTCGGTATAGCTTATAGTATGTTTCGTGCGTCTGCGAGAAGGATGTTGGGCAACTTTGTTCTTGGCCCTACAGAAAGTTCCGTCTTAGACTTTGCTGGTGATATTAATAAAGCTATAATGGGCAGCACAAATCGTGAAGGTGTAACAACACATGACATGCGCCCTCTCGCGCGTGACGTAGTTCGTAAGATACCTCTCGCCGGGCCAGCGCTTGCGCGACAGTTTATACCTTCTAAAAAGAAAGAAGAAGGATTTTCTACAAGACAAGAAACAAAGTTTTAAAAGGAGAAAGAAGCTATGGAAAACGAAATTGCTAAAGTTTGTGTGTGGAGAGAATGTAGGCATGAACCCTCTTTAGGACAGCAAGGAGTTATTCATGTTATTAACAACCGTTCTAAAAAACAACAAAAGAGTTATTACGATATTGCGACTGCAAGTATGCAATTCAGTTCAATGACTTACAAGGCTGATCCACAATTATCACTATATCCTTCTTCACAAGATATTGCATTTTTAAATATTTGTCATTGGATAGATATTGTTTTTTTAGATTCAACTATCTTACCTGATCCAACTGAAGGAGCAACTTTTTATCGCAATCCAAAAACTGCAACATCAATTTGGTTTGATAATGCCATCAGGGATGGCAAGCTTGTAAAAACTGTCACAATAGGTAATCACGATTTTTTCAAAGAAGTTTAGTTACTGACGAGTAACTAATTCGCGCAAGCGATACTTTACGTAAAGGAGAAACAAAATGGGACAGCAACAGCACAATGTAGGTTCTCTTGAAGCGGCAAGGGCCGCAGGTAAGAGTGTTGTACACGACACACACGACACACAGCAAGGTGGTGTTAAGCAGAGTCTTGTACAGAATGTTACAAACACCAAAGTGAGCGGCGAAGTAAAAAGTGAAAGCGGTGCAACAGGATGTTGCTTTGGACAAGTACGAACAGGTTCGAAGAAGTACTAAAGTAACTTGACTGTGTAAGGAGCTTTACTGCGTGAAAATTATACTCAATTCTTATACTGGTATCGGGACATGGTTCACACTACGTCTTGCAGAGGAAGGACATAGTGTTGACTACTATCAACAGAATAAGAATTGTTTAAACGTTTTACGCGGTTTAGCTCCTACACCGCTTGCAGCAAAGCCGGACTACTCGAAGTATGATTTAAGTATATTTGATTTGACAGGTAAAGAGAAACTAGCAGAACAATCTGCCGCATTTTGCCCAACAATAGGTGATAGTGCGTTAGCTACGCAACTTGAAGACGACAGACTTTTCGGTATTGAAGTAATGGAACAAAGCGGTATCACTGTTCCGCCCTACGAAGTCTTTGACGATATTGATGCGGCAAGAAAGTTTGTACGCAAGGAGAAGAAGCGTTACGTCTTTAAACCTTTCGGCGGACAGGATCAGAAAGCTAACACTACATATGTAAGTAGCAACTGGAAAGATCTTCTTGAGTTTATTGACAAACTTGGCGAAGATACAAAAGGTTCAAAGTTTCTTTTACAAGAATTTGTAGAACAAGGAACAGAAATCTCCACAGAAGCTTACTTTAACGGAGAAGAGTTCTTTGCTGTCAATCACACTCTCGAAGAGAAAAAGTTTATGAACGGCAACATCGGGCCAGCTACAGGTTGCGCGGGGAATCTTGTTTGGTTTTGTAGTGAAGGACGAGAAAGCAAAGCATTTAAACAAGGGCTTGAAAAGCTTGGAGAGTTTCTTTCAAACAATTCTTATCGTGGAATGGTTGATCTCAATAGCATTGTCACCGAGGGCGAACTTTTTGGATTGGAATGGACACCTAGATTTGGTTACGATGCGTCGGCTACACTTTTTAGCCTTATACAAAAAGGTGAGTTTGGAAATTTTTTGTACGCTATCTCCACAGGTCAAAAAGTACCTTCAGATATTCTTAAAGAAGAATGGTTTGCCGCTGGAGTGCGTGTAAGTATTCCGCCGTATCCTTGGGAAGAAGAAGGATTACAGCAAGTAGGGATACCGATAGGTGGTATAACAGAAGAGAATATGCACAAGTTCTATCTTTGGGATTGCATGTTGGACGGTTCAGATTTAGTAACTTGTGGCGAAGGTTATGGCGCAGTGTGTGTACCTATTGCAAGAGGACAAACAAACAATGCTGCGTTCTACAATGTGAAGCAACTTATCAAAGAATTGAAGATACCTGACATGCAATACAGAACGGACATGCACGAATATTGTGGAGCACGATACAACGTACTTGATAAACAAGGATGGCTTCGACCTTGAGAAGTTGCACTTTTCCAATGAACACCGAAGGCGAACCTTTATCTAATTCACCTGATGAACATCCAGACGATTGTGTTTGTGATATGTGCACGCGTTAACAAAAGGACTTTTTTAAAATGCCAACTCTCGGCTCAGCTTCGGTAAGTGCTACTGTTCAAGATCCTTCTGGACAAATTTTTGCAAACGGTTCGTGGCAACTTATATTCAAAGAACTCCCTAGTTCGCCTGGGCCGTTTCTAGGATTTACTTCTGCTGATCCTACTCTTACTCCTTTTACAAGACTTTTTAGTGGCCAACTTGATGCTACAGGATCTTTTAGTGGAGTAACGGTTCATAGAAATGATTTTATAAATCCTGCGGGAAGTAGGTGGACTTTAATAGTAACCCCTAATGCTAACGGGCAATCTTACAGTGTTGATTTAAACATAAATAATACCGTGCAAGATGTTTCCGCCGCAATTAATGCAGTCATAACTAATGTTGTTGTACAATCTACAACTGTAGCCCACGCTTATAAAGATGCTGAAGTTGTACCTATTCCTGGAAGTGGTGGACTTTATTTTGATGTTACTTTAAAAGTTCTTAAAATTTGGGATGTAGTAAATCAAGTATGGCTTATAGCCACTGCTTCAAATCCAGCAATCGTTCCTACGGGAACAGGTTTTTTTCATGCTACAGCTGGAGTAGAAGATGCAGCAGCAAAACTAGTTAATCTAACTGCCTCATCGGATGTAGCTCCAAATCAAGGAACAATTAACCAATTATTACATGGCAATGCCGCTGGTCAGCCTTCATTTTCTGGAGTTAGTTTAACCAGCGATGCAGTGCCTAATCAAGGCACTTCCACTACAGTACTGCACGGTAATGCAGCAGGACAACCTACATTTGGAGCTGTTAATTTAGCTACCGATGTGACTGGAACATTGCCTTTAGCTGGACAAGCTGCTCCTACAGGAACAGGTTTCGACCATATAACTGCTGGAAATAGAGATGGTGCAGCAAAGCTTGTAAATTTAACCGCAGCTACAGATGTTGCGGCTAATCAAGGAACAAATGTAACAGTGCTGCATGGTAACGCTGCTGGACAAGCTGCTTTTGCTGTAGTTACCCCGGCGGATGCAGCAGGTAACACAAGTGGTTCTGGTAATTTTGCTTTAACTACTTCACCAGTTTTCACAACTCCATCCCTAGGAGTAGCTTCTGCTACAAGTCTTGAAATTGCTGCTAATAATCCAATTATATTAGATGAAGGAACTGCTCCAGCAGGAATTGCTGCGAAGGATTTAATTTACGGAGATGCTACAGGACATAGACTTAGAGTTAAACTGAATAATGCAGGGCAAGATACTATTGGCCTACTAAGTGACCCTTTAAGTGCATTTGGTTCTACTACTTCTACTCAACTTGCAACAGTTATAAGTGATGAAACAGGAACTGGATTAGTTGTTTTTAACAATGCTCCTGCTTTAATAAGTCCTTCTACAACGGGTACAGATAGTGGTTCAGAAACTTTACAAAATAAACGTCTGACACCTAGACAAGTGTCAATGGCGGACGCGACAAGCGTTACCCCTACAAGTGACACGGCAGATATTAATACTTTTGTAAGTTCTCAAGTTGCCGGAACTCTAACTGTAAATGCTCCTTCAGGAACTCCTACGGACGGGCAAAAGCTTGTATTGAGATTGAAAAGTACAAACGCACAAACATATAGCTTTAATGCGACTTATGCTTTCTCCACAACTGTAACAGCTCCTACTACACTTGCCGCAGGCAAAACAGATTATATTGGACTTATGTGGAATGCTACTAATACTAAATGGGACGTAGTAGCAGTAGATCAGGGACACTAAACAATGCCGACTACTGGGCCAAATTTCGCAACGGTAGCTACTGGAACTGGAACACTTGGTGGAGGCACTGCTTCTAGCTGGGCGACCCCTACTAACGCAGATGCGGCAGATGGGGTATTCACAACTTCAGCGACTACTACAGGGAATTTAATTACTAAAGATTTAAATCTTCAAACCTTTGGTTTTGCTATTGTTAGTACGGATACTATAAATGGAATTACTGTTGAGATAAATAGAAAATCTGGTACAGGTACAGATTCTTCGGATGGTATTGTGCAGCTTTTAAAGGCTGGGGTACTAGCTGGAGTTAGTCGTGCTACTGGAACTATTTGGCCTGCGGTAGCAGCTACGGCAACTTATGGTGGAGTGGCTGATTTATGGGGAACTACTTGGACACCTGCACAAATTAACGCGGCAGGTTTTGGTATAGTAGTAACTGCCTTAGGCAGTGCAGGAGATACTGTGGCGATTGATTTTGTTCGTATAACAATAACGTCAACTTCTGTAAGCGGTGGAGTTAGACAAGCATCAATGATGATTATGTTTTAGGAGGATTATATGCCTATAGGAATGTTGTTTTGGTTTTTGTTTATTATTTGGGTTTTATTTGGTGGCTGGATATATCAACCCGCTGCCGGTAACTGGCGACCATTTGGCGGGCACCTTTTACTAGGACTTTTGCTGTTTCTTTTAGGATGGCATGTGTTTGGATTCGTTATTAAAGGCTAAAGGAGTATTTTGTGGATCAAGTAATTGTAGATCAGCTACTAAAGAAACGTTCTCTGCAAGAGTGGAATCAGCTTGAACTTGTTCCGTCTAATCTTATGATTGATGGCGGAGGAGCCGACACAGGTGGGCCAAACGCATTACCTCACGGAGTATCTACTTGGGGCGAAGGTAAATTTAATTTTGTACCGAAGGTACGTCCTGTAGGAAAACCGTGGGATAACTGTTACAGATACAACACTTTGTCACGCGATCCTTTGCAAGCTACTTATCTTGCTTATGGACTAAGCTTTACTGTTCCGAACGTCAATTTAGTGAATGCGCTTGTCGCGTTTGAAAATGAGATTGAGCCTAGTCGTGACAAACTTCGTTATAACTTGGCTTACCAATGGAAACCCTCTCTTATAGATGGCCCTCCGGCTTGGCGTATCTTTAATCAAAAGATTAGTAAATGGGAAACCGTGCTCGGTTTGCCGGTTCCTGTAGCTATGCCGGGACAGTGGACAAGTCTTGTAGGTTTGTTTCAAATAGATTGGGAACAGCACAAAACGTTGCACGATTCTTGCATTATCAATGGAGTAACTTACTCCGTAGGAGTAGAACACGATGCCGTTCCAATTCCGCAGGGGTGGAGTGGTACTCCGTACTTCCACAATGCTTGTCAACTTGATTCTAAAGGAAACACGGGAAATCCTGTAGGAGTAATAATCAAAGACTGGTGGGTTCGCACATTATAAATTTATAACTTTTACCCGCGTTGGGTAACTTGGAGAAGGAACTCAGGTAGCGGGAAGGCGAAAGGCGATGACACATGATAACTTCACTACAATTCTGGTTGCGTTTATCAATGCTATGCCTTGGATTGTGGGGCTTTGGTTGGCTCGTAAGCGTCGTTTGGAGAAGAGAGCGCGAGAACGGTACTATAAATCCCATAGTAACCCACAGCATTCGATTAAAACAGATGGCACGCACAGGGCTAACGAACATGGCAAAGGTCGCCCTCGGATTAGTCCTAGGGATGGCAACGATTGATCTTTGGCAGTATCATCACACTTATGTAGTTACTAACGCGGTAATTGAACAACAAAATGGGGCGTATGTATCGTATCATTTTGAACACGATCAGAGAAATCCTCGTCCAACTTACGGGTTCAAGTTTTGTGAAGACTACGTACCTGACTTTGAACCCCATCAGATTGTAGAAACAATGGTCTATGTTCGTAAGAACGGTTGTGAAAGCGTAGCTCCATATCGTTCAGAGCTACGTTTACGTAGAGATGTTTATGGTAATCCAATTCTAGAGAAAGGAGATGAATAGCTATGGCAAATGGGGATAAACCACCGGGCGGAGTGCTTGTACATGTTACTTCACCTAACACAAATGAATCTATTAGTATCACTTGTCACTCAGTAGAAGATGCTGATAAAGTAGCACAAGAAGTAGTAGAAGAATGTAGGAAGATTGCAAAGAAATATAAGTAAGGAAAAAAAGTTAGTTTGTAAAGGGAGCCAGTTTTTTGGCTCCCTTTTGCTTCGCTCGTTGCCGCATGTAGTTTCGTTGATACTCTCTTCTACAAAGCAAACACAAACGAGTAACGTATTGCTTACGTTGAAAAGGTTTCTTTTTCGTTAGTTTGACGCCGCCCCAACGAGAAAGAAGGTGCAAGCCTTTTTTACAGTAAACGTAGTGTCGTTTGCGGCGCGGCATTACCTTGTCCTATTGGAGTTGTAAAAAGAACTTCTTTATCTAAAGCTTCTAGAAATTCTTTTTGAGAAGGATTTTTACTATTAGTATATCCTTTCATCTTTTTTTCAAATCTTAGAAAAGCATTTTGTATTTGTTCTTTTGTATACATGTCTAACTCAACTTTCTCTGAAACTTCTCAGGATTAGTACCGTGCAAACGCATCATAATTTCGTCTTCGCGCATAGTACGAAGTACAACTTTGTGTGTGTAGTTAATAGCGTGCCCTATCATATTACTAAAGACTACGCGGTCACCAGCTTGTAGAAACTTGCAAAGCGGGCCAAGGCTCTTAACGATACCGCTTGTCGGTCGGCGCATAGTATCTTCGGGTACGACAATAGAAGAACCTCTACCCTTACAAATCTGACATTGTATGTATCCAGATATAAACGCTCTTCCCTGCTTATCCAGAACTATACAATTTTTACAAGGCTCAAGTCCGCCGCTTACAATCTTTTCTTCTTTCTGTTCTTTAGCTTTTCTTTCCAACATTGCTACAAAATGCGGCGGTAAATCTTTCTTATCCTCTTCTGTAAGCGTTGCCGCACCTACGTTAAAATCTTTGTTAATTGCTACAACTTTGTTGCCGAGACAGGTTTTACATTTTTCTTCTGTATGGCCTTCCCCATCACAAGCTTTACACTCAAAGCCTGTCCGAAAAGGATCTTCTAAAATAATAACATTATCGTTCAAAGCTTCAAGAGCTACTTCATCGTCGATAACGGCGAGGATTGGTTGTGGCAATTCTTTATTAGCAAAAAGATGTGCCGGATGAGATAATAAAAAATCTATCTCATCAGGTAAGTATTTTTTATAAAAATGTTTTACAATAGCATTTTTATCAGAAGTTACTTTCACAGCAAAATCAGCAACCTCATTTAATGCGGTTGAAGTAGTCATTAGTTCTCCTTTTTAAGGTTTATTTGAATGTCCATTCCTACTCGCGCTCGGTATCTTTGAAAGTCTTTCGCGCTTACGTTGTCCCGTATCTGCGTAGCAGGTTGTTTTACCTACTACAGTTTGTTTGATGTAGCCTAAACTCTTTTCTGCGGTAAAAAGAATCCTATCAAGATCAAAATCTGTTACATGCCTGTACGTAGCTTTCGCTATCTCTTGTCGAGTCACCACGCCGTTAAGCTCTACGTAGTCCATCACTCTCTCCATCGCAACAAGCATGTTACTTTCGCCTACGTTACGAAAAGTTACATCTAAAGTTGAAAGAACATCTTCTATAAGTTTGATAGACTCTTCGATGTGCGGCAATTCAATCTGAAGAGAATCACCTTCAGAAATACTTAACGTCATTGCTGTTTTCAAAATATGTGACAGCATTCGCGCTTTGAAGTTGCCGGTCACTTCAGTGTCAAACTTTTCAGGTTTAATCTCATCATAGTAGTCTTTTACTGCATCGTAAGCGGCTTTGTTAAACTTGAATTGGCCTGAAAGGTTTTCTTGGATATACTTAAGATCTTGTACTAGATCGCGTTCTAGTTGTGATCCTTGTTTTGCTAAGGGCCACGCTATTTTTTTGGCCTTATCGGAAGCAAAAACAAATATGCACCGTGAAGTAAACCCACTATTAATGCTGGCCATAGCATCTTTGTTAAGTTTCCTAATATAATCAGGCACGCAACCGCCAAGCAAGCCGACACAAAGATCCTTAATACGCCTACTTCCTTTAGTCTTTGTATTATAGTCGAACTCATTTTTATCCCACAATTCACACAGTAGAGGTAACATCAACTCACTGCCGTTTAAGAGCATAGGTAGCTCTGTAGAGATTATACTCGCTGAAGTATCGGCAAAAACACCCAAATTAGCAGTTACAGTAGTAACTGAACTGTTTACCGCCGCGGCCATAGTTCCGACTGTTTGTACCATTTTGGGGAACCCTGCGGCAAGAATGTCAATAATTTTTTCCGCAGTAGTTCGGTCTGAGATATAGTTAGTCGTATCTGCAATTTTTGTGAGTGCGATAGCGGGGTTAATTGCTGTTCCTTTACCGACTCCAGGTGGGCCAACCAAGACGATATATTGATTAGCATAGATTTTATAAAAACCTCGGATAACATAAACACTTCTTTTCAATGATGCGCTTATACAATGGATTGCGCACCATCTATTGTAAATTTCGGGCGATTCCGTGTCTCCGACGTACTGTTCGTATGCTTCTATCCAACTAGAAAGTTTGCGCGGCAAGAGCGGCCTCAGTAGATTCTTTTAACTGTTTGTAAGCTTCTCGTAGAGAGTCAACGTCAAAGTTCTTTAACTTTACTGTATCTTTAAAGTTGTATCCTATTTCGCCTTCGATAGGAATACATATCTCAAACCCATTATCAAAACGGATAACGCGGTTAAAAGCGGCAGCCATACTTCCCAACTGTTTTTCAAGAACGGCAAGATCATCGTCTACCTCGTTTACTAGAGAGTCGTGAGATTCTTGTACGACATCATTACTGCCAATATCGTCCAAATATAAAACAGAGAGTCCAGTATTATCACCCACTGTTGATTGCGGTATATATGAATATCCTTCATTGAATATCTTATAATTTGCATTGTTTGGACGTAATCCAAAAAACTGTCTTTCTCTTCCAAGAGGTGTTCTTAACAAACGTTTTGACTGTATTTCGTTTCGTACAAAAACATGATAAACATCACGAACCGATGGATCAAATTGATACACTTTATCAAGTATCTCCTGACATTGTTTTGGTGGAAAAGCAAAACCTTCTGCGGCCAACATCTCACTATAACGAGTTGCTTGTAAACCATAATGATATGCATGACGAGGTTTTTTACCTCCAAGATAACGCATAATACCTGCTGCTGTAGCAGTGTCTTTCCACTCGTGTTTCGGATAATCTGAAACTTGTTTATCAAATACAAAACAAGCAAGTTTTGTATGTCTATCATTTTCCGGCCATGTTTTGGAACTTAGTTCTTTAATCGCCTGTGTATTACCTGCCATTGCTGCTACTGGCCACTCTTCGGCAGACATCTGATCACACATTAAAAATATTTTATTAGGTCTTGCAATTAAACATTGCAAAAAGTTCTTACCTAGTTCGCTATGTTTCGGAAAATTTTGCCCATTCCCGCCGTATCCGAAAACAGTCTTATGAGAACCTCTTCTTCCTGTAACGGTAGCGGAGACGTTATATGCACTATAATAGGTATCCCGGTGTAGCTTCGCGTTAACGTATGTGCTAAGAATTTTAGCAAGTTCACGTATCCGTAGGACATGTTTGAGATTCTCATCGCCGCTCACGGCGAACATTTTCATTAAAGTTAGTTGATCTGCGCTTTCAGTGAATTCGTATTCGCCTGTTTCTTTATCTTTCTTTCTAGTCGCAGGAACATCATATCCAAGAGTTTTAAGACAATTAAGAAGACAATTACTTCCACTGGAAGAGTTAATATTAACCTTGAATTGTTGGTTTGTGCTATGAGGTAGAGTTGGTACAACAGGCCCAACATGAACGTACACTCCCCAATTTTGCGTAAGCTTGTCACAAAGCGATACGAGTTCAAGATGGATCTCCTTTCTTAGCTCTGCTAAGAGTGTTGGTGATGTAAGAATGCCGCGTTTGGAAATCTTATGATACACCGCAGCTAGAGCATGTTCGTAGCTACTTGAGATGCGGTCTATCATTAAATTCCTTTTCTTGTCCGTTAAAGACTTCGTAAGTTCCCACACAATCCATACAATTATATTTCATGTAAGTCTTTTTTTGTTTTGGATTCCATGTCTTACCTTCATCCTTAAAGTAAGGAATACGAGTGTATTGTTTAACCATAAACTGCAAACTTCTAGGAAGTTCCGGCCATAATATATGTTGTCGTATGTAAGTATCCTTTATCTTTTCAATTAAAGGACGTAATCCCATAGCTTCAAGTACAATTAAATCAAAATTGAGAAAATTCTGGCCAATTATTTCAACACTCTTATATAAAGAATCCATCCAACGCCACAAGAGCGCAAGTTGTTCTATGGTATAATCCCAAACTGAAAAACTCACAGCCTCATTCGGAGAAGGAGCAAAACCTTGAACATAATAATAACCGGGGTGGCCATAGAATCTACTCTTTTTGTTAGAACGTAAGCGATGTCCTACAGTTTCAATATCAGATACTATTGGTTGCCGGGTTTTGAAAAGTTTGTCAAAGAAGTAATCTTTTAGTTCTGCGAAGGTTGGCTCCACGACAAAGTTATATGATGGCAACTTCTGAACGGAACCGTTTCTGCTAAAGTAATCAAGCTCGTCTTTGGCATGTCCGAGATCAAGGTTAATGTAGATATCGCGGTAGCTCCAGTCTTGATAAATTCTTTCGACTGGCCAAATAGGAATACAGAAGTGCGGATAGTTAATGTTAGGACTTTGTAAAAGCGAACCAGCTTGTTTATCAAGTGACACCTCAAACGGTTTCTTACGTGCGGCAACGTCAGGGACAAATTCTTTTGTTGTTGCGGCTCCGCAGAGTAGAAATATAACAGGTCTGTACAAATTAATTAGATCAAGTGTTTGTTGCGTATCTTTGTTTACACAATAGAAGATGTCTCCTACAGGCAAAGCGGCCTCCTCTAACATCTTTGAGAAGTGATAACCGCTTGTACCTGAAAAGAGTTCGCCAGAGGCTTTGTCGGCTTCTTTGACTTCGGAGAAGTTTTGTATAAGCCAAAGCTTTGACGAGATGTTACCGCGGTTGTTCATTTTCCTACAACTTGTCTGTAAGTTAGTTCTGGCGAAGCCTTGTAATCAATTCCAGCTTCAGGTTCAAGATTCTGCTCATAGATAAATGCGGCCATGATAGCTAGGTAATTTGCCGCATCTACAATAGTATCAATCACGCTTTCATCCAACACAGCCAATTTGCCTGAATCACAGAACGTGTTAAGACGTGCGAGTTTATCGTCTATCCGAACAAGAAAACCTTTAAGATTGTGCCGGCGAAAATTTCCAAATGGGTCAGAATTTTTATGATCGCCGTAGTCACGATTCTTTCTTTGAATAATACTATAACCTTGCATATACAATTCTGAAACAAATCTTAAAAGATCACTTG